GAAAGACCGGACAATATATTAAACAACTGGAGAGTTACAAAAACTACACTAAGACTAGGATCAAGAATCGTAGGCAAGTGTATGATGGGCTCAACTTCAAACGCATTAGATAAAGGTGGAGACAACTTCAAAAAACTATACTACGCTTCAGACGTTACAAAAAGAAATAAAAACGGACAAACAAGTTCTGGCCTCTATTCTCTTTTCATCCCTATGGAATGGAACTACGAAGGATTCATGGATACTTTTGGATTACCTGTATTCACTACGCCAAGAGATCCAATCCAAACAATCCAAGGTGGAACAGTTACTACAGGAGTAGTTGAACATTGGAATAATGAAGTAGAAGGATTAAAGCAGGATCAAGATGGTTTAAATGAATATTATCGTCAATTCCCTAGAACTGAAGAGCACGCGTTCAGGGACGAAACTAAAAATAGTTTATTTAATCTAACTAAGATATATCAACAAATAGACTACAACGAAGAGATTAATAATGGAACATCTATAACTCAAGGTAGTTTCATGTGGGAAAACGGTATTAAGGACACGAGAGTATTATTTATGCCTAATAATAATGGAAGATTTTTTATATCTTGGGTTCCACCTAAAAATCTTCAAAACAGAGTGATACTAAAGAATGGAATAAAATACCCTGGTAATGAGCATATTGGAGCGTTTGGCTGCGATAGTTACGATATATCAGGTACCGTAGATGGTAAAGGATCAAAAGGTGCTCTACACGGCCTTACTAAATTTAGCATGGAAGACGCACCTCCTAACCATTTCTTTTTAGAATATATAGCAAGACCTCAAACTGCAGATATATTTTTTGAAGAGATGTTAATGGCTTTAGCTTTTTATGGTATGCCTATATTAGCAGAAAATAATAAACCAAGATTACTTTATTATCTCAAACGTAGAGGTTACAGAGGTTTTAGCATGAATAGACCTGATAAGCTTTGGAATAAATTATCTTTAACAGAAAGAGAAATAGGTGGTATACCTAACTCGAGTGAAGATATTAAACAAGCTCATGCTGCTGCTATAGAATTTTATATTGAAAACTATGTTGGTGAGTTAGAGAATGATTATGGTGATATGTACTTTAATAGCACATTGAATGATTGGAGCAGATTTAATATAACTAATAGGACTAAGCACGATGCTTCTATAAGTTCAGGTCTAGCTATAATGGCTTGTAACAAAAACAAATACAGACCGTCTGCAGAAAGAATTAAAAAAGAACCTATAAATTTAGGTATAACAAGATACAACAATGAAGGATCTATTTCACAAATAATTAAATAAATGAAGATATCAAATACTTACAGCAGTTTTCCAGATCAGGTAGTACCAGACGAAGAGAAAAAAAGTTGGGAATATGGTAGTAAAGTGGCTAGAGCTATAGAAGGTGATTGGTTTAGTGGTACTAGATCAGGAGTAGAAAATAGATGGAATACTAACTTCAATAACTTTAGAATGCGTAGACTATACGCAAGAGCTGAACAACCTGTTCAAAAATACAAAGATGAATTAGCTATTAATGGTGACTTGTCTTATTTAAATTTAGACTGGAAACCTGTGCCAATAATACCTAAGTTCGTTGATATAGTTGTTAATGGTATGGACGATAAGCTTTATGATGTTAAAGCTTTTTCACAAGATCCTGAGTCAAGAAAAATTAGATCAAAATATGCTGAAGATATCTTAAGAGATATGCAGGCTAAAGAATTTTTACAAAATTTACAAGGAGCTGTAGGTTTAAATCTTTTTAACACAAGTAATCCTGAAGAGCTACCCGAAAACAAAGAAGAATTAGATCTTCATATGCAATTAAGCTATAAGCAGGCAAGTGAAATAGCTTGTGAAGAAGCTATAAACAATACTTTAGAATTTAATAAATATGACCTAACAAAAAGAAGAGTAATAGAAGACTTAGTAGTGTTAGGTATTGGAGCTGTAAAAACAAGTTGGAATGAGTCTGAAGGCGTAACTGTTGATTATGTAGATCCTGCTAGATTAGTTTATTCATACAGTGAAGATCCTAATTTTGAAGATATATGGTATGTTGGAGAGGTTAAGAGTATAACTTTACAAGAGATTAAAAAAGAGTTTCCACATCTTAGTGAAACTGATTTAGAAAGACTTCAAAGATATCAAGGTAATAGTAATTTTCTTTATAATTACAATGGAAGAAATGACGGTAACTCTATATATGTTTTATATTTTGAATACAAGACTTATAGTGATCAAGTTTTTAAGATTAAAAAAACACCTACTGGTTTAGAAAAATCTTTAGAAAAACCTGACACATTTAACCCACCAGATAATGAAAACTTTGACAGAGTAAGTAGATCTATAGAAGTATTGTATAGCGGTGCTAAAGTTTTAGGTTATGATGAATTACTTAGATGGGAATTATCTGAAAACATGACAAGACCTAAGTCTAACTTGGTTAAAGTAAATATGAATTATAACATATGTTCTCCTAAATTATATATGGGTAGGATAGAAAGTTTAGTTAGTAGAATGATGGGTTTTGCGGACATGATTCAATTGACTCATTTAAAAATTCAACAAGTAATCTCTAAAATAATACCAGATGGTGTGTATTTAGATGTTGATGGTTTAGCAGAGGTTGACTTAGGTAATGGAACAAGTTATAATGCTAAAGAAGCTTTAAACATGTATTTTCAAACTGGTAGTATATTAGGTAGATCTATGACTACTGAAGGAGATCCAAATCCTGGCAGAATACCTATACAAGAATTACAGTCCAGTTCCGGTCAGGGAAAAATGCAATCATTGATATCTACATATCAGTACTACTTACAGATGATAAGAGATGTAACAGGACTTAATGAGGCTAGAGATGGTAGTCAACCTAACTCAGACTCATTGGTAGGTTTACAAAAGTTAGCAGCAGCTAATTCTAACACAGCAACAAAACATATTTTAAATTCTTATCTATATTTAACTATAAGAACTTGTGAAAACATTGTATTGAGAACATCTGACTCTTTAGAATACAACTTAACTAATGAAGCTTTAAAGAATAGTATATCGACTTGGAGTGTTGGTCAATTAGATGACTTATCTGACATGCACTTATATGATTTTGGTATATACTTTAATTTAGTTCCAGATGAAAAAGAAAAGGAACAATTAGAGATGAATATACAAGCCGCGATACAAAGCGGTAGTATAAACCTTGAAGACGCAATAGATATTAGGCAGATACATAATCTTAAGTTAGCTAATCAAATGATTAAGCTGAAGCGTAAGAAAGCTGCCGAAGCCGCTCAAAAAGCTAATGAAGCAAATATAGCTGCTCAAGGAGCTGCTAATGCTCAAGCAAGTGAAGCTGCAGCCATGGCAGAGGTACAAAAGAAACAAGCAACCATGGACGTTGAACTTAAAGTTGCAAAAGGTAAATCTCAATTTGAAATAGAAAGGATGAGAGTTGAAGCTCAAATTAAAAGAGAATTAATGGAGTTAGAGTTTAATTATAATATGCAGCTTGGTCAACAGAAAGTTATTTCTGAAGGAACTAAAGAAAAAGAAATAGAATCAAGAAAAGATAAAAGAACTAGAATTGTAGGAACACAGCAAAGTAAAATGATAGATCAAAAGAAAAACGATTTATTACCTATAAATTTTGAAGAAGAAAGTGCTATGGAAGATGCTCAACCAGCGAGTGAAATTAGTAATCCACCGCTAGCACCTGACAATATGTAGATTACTAAATTATATTATTATATTATATTATGGAAGAAAAAACAGAACAAGAGGGTACGTTCAAGGTTAAAAGAAAACCTGGAAGACCTAAAAAATTACAACAAAAAGAACAAGTAACTAAGTTGGATTTAAAACCTAAAGAAGAAGAAGTTAAAGAACAAGAAGTTACTAAAGTAGAATTAGAGGAAATAAAATCAGAACCAGAGGTTGTTGAAGATAAAAAAGAAGAACCGGTGGAAAAAGAGGTTGTTGTTATAAACGAACAACCAAGAGAAGAACCTGTACAAACTAAAAAGTTTGATGAACCAGAAACTAAACCTAATATAACTTTACCAGAAAACGTGGAGAAATTAGTTTCATTTATGAAAGATACAGGAGGAACTTTAGAAGACTACGTTACACTGAATAAAGATTATGAAAAGTACGATGATACTTTATTAGTTAAAGAATATTATAAAAAAACTAGACCACACTTATCAGATGAAGAAGTTAATTTTTTAATGGAAGATAACTTTACTTTTGATGAAGAAGTGGACGAAGAGAGATTTGTAAAAAAGCAAAAGCTTAAATACAAAGAAGAAATTGCAAAAGCCCGAACATTTCTGGATAAGATGAAAAGTAACTACTACGATGAAATCAAGTTGAGACCATCTGTTACTAATCAACAACAGAAAGCTATGGATTTTTTCAATAGATATAACGAAGAACAATCAACATTACAAAGTAAGAGAGATGCGTTTGTTAACAATACTAAAAACTATTTCCAAGAAAAATTTGAAGGTTTCGATTTTGAAGTTGGAGATAAAAAATTTAGATATAAAGTTCCAAACACAAATGATGTAGCGGATAATCAAACAGACATAAATAAGTTCACAGAACAATTTATGGATAAAGATGGTAACATCACTGATTATGCTGGATATCATAAAGCTCTTTACTCTGCAAGAAACGCTGATCGTATTGCACATCATTTTTATGAGCAAGGCAAAGCTGATGCTACTAAAAATATAGTACAAAATTCCAAGAACATAAACGCTTCTCCTAGATCGGGTGACAAAGGAGAAACAATGTCTAATGGTTGGAAAGTAAGAGCAATAACAGGCGCAGATTCTACTAAGTTAAAAATTAAAAAAAGAACATAAATAAAATTAAAACTTAAAAATTATGAGTTTATCAGGAGGAGCTGTTCCACCAAGTTTAAAACCGATGCCAAATCAGGTTACTGTTCAAGACAATTATATTGACTTCAACAATTTACCAGCAGGTGTAGAACAATGGACACAGCAATATTTACCAGAGCTTTATGAAGCAGAGGTAGAAAGATATGGAAACAGAACATTATCTGGTTTCTTAAGAATGGTTGGCGCTGAAATGCCAATGACATCGGATCAAGTAATTTGGTCTGAACAAAATAGATTACACGTTGCTTATGATGCGGTAACCGTAGCTACTGGTGGTGGTGGAAACAAAATTCTTGTTACTATTACTCCAGGTACTGGTAACCCTTCGACTTCAGGTATTAGAGTTGGTAATACAATTTTAATTTCTGATAATGCTACAGGTTTAGTAACTGTTAAAGCTTTAGTAACTGAAATCAACTTAGTTGGTGGTGTTGCTACTGGATATAACCTTGATTGTGAATTATACGAAAGTACTTTCGCTAATATTCCAGGTGGTATTGTAACAGGTGGCGCTTCAAATAGTGTATTTGTATATGGTACTGAATTTCCAAAAGGAAGTAACGGTATGTCTGGAGCTATTGAGCCAGGTGTACAAACTTATGCTAACTCTCCAATTATCTTAAAAGATAACTACGAGTTGAGTGGTTCTGATGCTGCTCAAATTGGTTGGATCGAAGTTGCTACTGAAGACGGTACTTCTGGATACTTATGGTATCTTAAAGCTGAAGCTGAAACAAGATTGAGATTTGAAGATTATCTTGAAATGGCTATGGTTGAAGGTGAAAAAATGACAGGTACTGTTGCTTTTGGTGCTAACTTTGGACCAGGCGGTGCTTCTCAAAACATCAAAGGTACAGAAGGTTTATTTGCTGCTATCGAAAAAAGAGGTAATGTATACTCTGGTTTTGCTGGTGCTGCTGCTCCAGGTTCTGGTGCATTAGGAGATTTCGATGAGATCTTAAAGCAATTAGATAAGCAAGGTGCTATTGAAGAAAACATGTTATTCTTGTCAAGACAAACTGCTCTAGATTTTGATGATATGTTAGCTGCTGTTAACGGAGCTTATGCTTCTACTCAAGCTGCTTCTTACGGTCTTTTTGACAATGAATCTGAGATGGCTCTTAATTTTGGTTTCAATGGTTTTAGAAGAGGTTCTTATGACTTCTACAAAACTGATTGGAAATATCTAAATGATGCTACTACTAGGGGATTAGACAACGCTATTGATGGTGTTATGATACCAGCTGGTACATCTACAGTATATGACCAAATGATGGGATCAAACATTAGAAGACCTTTCTTACACGTAAGATATAGAGCTTCTGAAACAGAAGATAGAAGATTCAAAGCTTGGATCACTGGTTCTGTTGGTGGTGCTTATACTACAGATCTAGATGTATTAAGAGTTAATTTCTTATCTGAAAGATGTTTAGTAACTCAAGCTGCAAATAACTTTGTGTTATTTAAAGGAGCTTAATAATTATATAACGCAGGGAGAAATCCCTGCTTTATTAATCTTTAAATAATAAAAAATTATGGGATATATAAAATTTCCTTCTTCTTTAACAAGTCAAGGACAAACATTTAATTGTAGTGACGTTTATTCAGTATCTATAAGTTCAGACAAATTTCATTGCAAATACTCAATATCTGCTGCTGCTGGTAAAGTAGTTTCAGCTATAATTGGTTTTACTAGCGCTAATACCGCTGCGGAAGCTGCTAGATTAGAAAAAGCTATTTTAAAAGCTAATCAAAATCCAGCAAGTTGTGATTTATTTGAAACAGACACAGAAGGGTCTACACTTAGTGGTGATATTTTAATACTATCTAATCAAGATAGTTAAATTATAAAAATTATAAAAAAATGAGTAATTACATAAAAATACCAATAGATGTATCTAGACCTTTTAAACCTGCGGCTTTTGCCTTAACTGGCACAGCAACAGGTGGTGGTACCGTAGGTCCAGCTTCTGGAACAGCTACAGCTAGTGATGCACAAATCATAAGTGGTGGATCTGGGTCTGGTGCACAAGCAACTATACTACAAGGATCTGGTAATAATGCTGCTATAGCAGGTGCTACTATTACAATAACAAATAGTGGAAAAGGTTATAAAGTAGGTGATGTTATCACTATTCCTATAATAGCTGCAAGTGGTCAAAAAACTAGCACAACATTGTTAGTGTCTTACACTATATTAGCAGGTGATTTAGCTGATACAGCTTCTACGCCTGAAGAAATGATACCAGTCGACAATATATTAGCATTAGACGCGAGTGGAAATGATGTTAAATTAATGACTAACATTGTATCTGAAGAAAAGGCTATTTGTTTTTGGACTGTTAAAATCAACACTAGCGGTGGAATTGGTGTTAATGACGCGCTTATAGCAATAGATGAAAAATGGAGAAAATCTGTTCAAGCTGAAAATTCTCAACCAAGTGTTGAGTTTCCAGCAGGCATAAGTGCTTACAACGTGACATTCACTACAACATAAACAATAATGATCCCGCTTCGGTGGGGTCTTTTTTAATTATTATATTATATTATATTATGGAAACAAAAGAAAAAAAAGCTCCTGCTCCTAAGCAAGAGGTTAAACAAGAAACTTGGGAATATAAAGATAGAAATTATTATCTATTAGGGAATAAATCTCCTTTAACATATACTTTGCCTAGCAAACATACTAGAAGATATCCTTTAGTTTGGTTCGACAAAGAGGTTGGCTACGAAAGAGAACTAAGATATGCTACTAATCAAAACAGTGTTTTTGTTGATGATCAAAAAGGTCAAGTAACTTTAAATCATGTAGTATTTGAAATGGGTCATTTAATGGTTCCTAAAGAAAAAAGAAACTTACAAGACTTCT